GCGCGTCATTGAGCGCCTTGAGGCGGTTGTCGAGGTCTGCCGCACGTCGATCGCGCATGGACAGCTTGACGGCCATGAACAGGCGCGAGGAACCGAACTTGATCGCGTTGTGCTCGGCGACGATCTCGGCGACGCGCTGGCGGAAGGTCTTGCCCTCCTGGCTGATGTACATGCCGCGTGGCGACTTGCGCCAATACGAATTGACGGAAGGGGGGAGGGGCAAGGTCAGAAATTGCGCTTCGCCAGATAACTCGTTTTGGCCTGTCATGCTTTCTTGTCGCTTTTTAGGTACTTCCAGATTTCCGTCTTGGCCCGTTCTGCTGCCTGATCGCCGGCCTTCTTCCGCACTCGCTCGATGATCGCCTTCGCCGCCCCGTATTCGCCTCGCCGTCCGTCCCGTACCGCAGCCATGAACGAGGCGAGCGCTTCGGCTTGCGTCAGCACCAGCACACCGCGCTGAGATTCACGCTGCGCCGGAAGAACCATGCGCCACCCTCGACGCGGCTGTATTCGGTGTAGCTGGCTAAGTGAGGCAGGATGACGGTGTGCATGGCGGGCTCGGTTAGCGAATATCGAGACGTTGGCCGCGCACTAGGCGGCAGCCGGGGACATCGAAGCCGTCTTTCAGAGCGGCCGCGATCAGCTTCTTGTCGGGCGCCGGAGCGGGCGGAAGCGGCTCCGTCTTGTAGTTCTCCGGGATCAACGCTTCGTCGTCGATCGCGACGCTCGGCGGATTCACGGCGATCTTGATCTTGAAGAACGGCGTGCTGATGGCATCGCGGCCGGCGAGCTGCAGGCCGTCGAGCAGGTACTTGCGGATGCGTGCAGCGCGGTTTTCCATCGCCTTTGCGCGCTCGGTCATCGCCTTTGCGTGCTCTTTGATCTGCTCGGCCGTCGCTTCCAAATTCTTGGCAACGAACGCCGTATTCATCGCCTTTGTTTCCAGATCGCCACTGATCGCTTCGAGCGTGTCAGCGAACGTCTGTTCGTCCAATTCCAGATCGACCAGCTTCGCGGCGTCGGCGCGGTATTCGATGGCAATTTCGAAGAGGTTCATGCTTCACCTCGCTCGCGGATCATTGCGTCTGCCATGTCGTAGACCAGCCTTGCAGTGAGTGCGAAGCCTTCCGCGTTAGGGTTCGGTCCGTTCCAGCTTGCAAACCAGCCTTGAAGCGCCTTCGCCGCGAAGTAGTCGCGCAGCGTCATTCCTTTCTGCCCAAACTTGAAGCAAGGGTCATTTGCATCCGCCACAGCGTGCTGTAGTGGGAACGCTGCGCCGCCGTTGTCCTTCTCGCTCATCTTGGCTCCTTCGTTGTTATGTGACACCGTTTCGGCATCGGTTCGTCAATAATAGCGCGAAACGATGCCGTTATAGGATCGTTTATTGATAAATTTTCGCAATGATTTTTCGGGTACGATTGAGTTCTTCTTGCTCGCGCAGATCGAGAATCAGGCGCAGTGCGTCGCGGCGCATGGTGCTCTCGGCGATGTCGATCTCGGCGTTGCGCAACTGCTCGCGGATGTGCGAAAGCGGAACGATGGTGACGGGCAGGGTGTTGTCTAACTGGCTCATTTCTTGATTCCTCTCCATTCGAAGCCGCCCGCGTGCTTCGCTGCATCGCTCGGCGTTTCACAGTGCTCATATGCTGCAATCGGCGTCTGATCCGACAGCCCCCAATGCTCGCCGGTCCAGCAGCTAAACCATCGCACCAGTTTCCCGTTTGCCTTTACGCGCACCTCGTACACGCCTTGATGAACGGGCTTAACGTCTCGCGGAAACCACTCGCTGAATGCTTGCATGCCTTCCCCTTGGTGCGCCGCCAGCTCGGGCTAGCGGCGCCGTTGTTGTTCTAGAACGGGATGTCATCCTCGAATTGATCGCCGGCCGGCGCCGGGACATACGACTGCTGCGCCGCCAGCTTCTTCAGCGGCCGATCGCGCAGGGCGGCGACCAGCAACGCCAGCTTTTGCGGCGACGTCTTGCGATCGAGGATTTCAGCGGCCGTCAGTTCGGTGTCCGCCTGGAACACTGCATTCAGGCGAGCGCTCCAGCCGGTGCCGCTGTGGTCGCGCTTCTCGTATTCCTCCATAGCCAGCAGGATGCCGATCGGCTTGTTCAGCAGTTCCGGGAATTGCGTCAGCGTCTTTTGCACGTTGCCGCCGACTTCCTTGTCCCATACCGTCGAAACGACCTGCGCCGGCTTGATGTCCTTGATTCCGAGGCAGGTCATGATCGCCATCAGCGTGCCGTAGTCGCCGAGCTTTTCGCCATTCGCCTTGATCGTGTAGATCGAGAAGTTCGATTTCTGGCCGTCGACCGTTTCGAACGTGAAGGCGATGCCGCGCGTGCCGCTCAATGCGGTGATGTCTTCGGCGCGGGTGAACTTGCCGAAGTACTTTCCTTTCTCGTCGATGAAGCTAGTGCGTTGCTCGGCTTTGCGTGCAGCTTGTGCGGTTTCGTTGTTCAGTGCGTACATGGTGCGTTCCTTTGGTTCGCGGGTTAGGCCGTAGCCGGTTGGGTAATGCCGTAAAAGTCGGTGATGGCTGCGTCGACCATCGCAAGATCGTTGTCGATGTGGTGATCGGCAAACATGTCGATCGGCGACTTGCAGGTGTCGGAGCCGTTGTTTTGCGTGCTGAAGATGTGCCGGCCGTTAATCAGCGCGGCACGAAGAACGATCGTGAAAAGCGATTCGACCGGGCATTTTTCGTCGAGCATCTTGCCGATCGTGCGGGCCCGGATATGGCCGAGTTCATCGGTTGATACGTGCCCGAGGAAGTACACGCGCACGTCGTCAGGCAGGACAGAGGCAGACATCATCACGTCCCATGCGCTCTTGCCGATCTCGCTGAACTTCTGGAACCCGGTTTCTGCGCTGCGGCGCATGAACTCGTTTGTCATCATCAGATTCCAGTCGTCGAACACGACGACCTTTCGTTGCGTCTTGCTCATAAGCGTGATGATCTGGTCGGCCTTGTCGGTAACGAAGATGTTGCCGACCGGGTTTTCCTTCGTGCGATACGACCAGCCTTTCGCGCGGAATGGCAGGGGCTTCTTAATCGCCTGGATCAAAAGGGTTTCTGCCGGGTTGAGATTTCGCAAGCTGGTCGACTTGCCGGTTCCGCTCTCGCCCAAAATCAAAGTTGCGATGCTCATTTGCTTCTCCTGTTCGTTCTTGCTCGTAAAGTTGCTGTTCTTCGCATTCGATTTGTTGCTGCCAGTCACTCATGTCAGCAGCCTTAGGTTTTCGTGTGCCGCCCAAGCGCTGCCGCCGAAGCAGATCAGCGCGGCGATCGCCCAATCAATTGCGGCCCGCATGGCTGATCTCGTCGATTTCATCGCGCAGTACACGCGCACGGTTCACAAGGAGTTGCATCCACGCTGCCATGTCGGCGGATGTCATTTTTTGAAGTGCAGGCCATTCGAGATCCAGTTCGCGCAGGATCACGTACATGTCGGCGACCTTCTCGGAGATTTGCGACTGGCGGTAGATCTCGACCAGTTCGGGAACGGCACAAAGGTGCTCGTCGCCGGCCTTACGCAGTTCGGACATGAAGACCGATTTCGGGATAGACGCCAAGGTATCTTTTACGGCATCGTTTGAGGACAAAACTTTACGCGCAACAGGAGCCTGTTGCGGGCGAAATCCGGCGATGCTGCGTAATAATCCAGACTGCATAAGGGCTTGAGGTTTCATGGCAGTTCCTTCCGTTGGTTTTGGTTGTTTTGCTGCTGTGATGAAACGATACTTTAACCGATGCTTTAATGCAAGCACTAAAGCGATCTTTTTTGTGCGGTAGGTTACGCAGGCTTAGTCAGGCCGCGCCACTGACGATCCTGCCAGTGACTCTCACCGTGGATTCCATAGACTACGGCCCAATTGGCATCTTCCGATGCCTTCGCCCAATGGTTGCCGCTCCATACGGACCATGTCGAATCCCATGAGCCTTCGATGCGGGTTTCATACAACCCTTTGCGCGCTGGCTTGATGTTCTCCGGATACCATTCCGTCTTCTTCATACTTCCTCCCGTTGAATCCAGCCGCGCCGCTCGAATGCCGGCCGCAGCTTCGAGATGGTCGACTCGCGCAGCTCTGCGATGGTCTTGGCGATCTTGGATGCGACGCGCGATACGGTCGCCTGATGGACGGCGCATTCGCGCGCGATGTCCTGCTGGCTCGGGCAGTATCTCTCTCCATGCACGAACTCGCGCATCATCAGCATGCGGGCCAGGGTGCGGTTCTGGTGGGCGCATAAGTGCGTCAGTCGCTCGATGCCAGCGTGGCGTTCGCCGTTCTCTCCGCCATAGGAAGCGTCCAGAAGCGCCCGTTGATCGCGGGATAGGTGCGAGGCTATGACGTCGAGGATCAGGCCCGCCTGCGCCTTCTTTTCGCTCGCAGACAGGATCATGCCGCCAACCTTGCCGGTGTATTCCTTGATCTCGCCAATCTTCACCCCTGCGGAGGCTCGCCAGAGGTACGCGAACGATAACGCGCTCTCCATGCTTCGGAACATTGGTAGTCCGCACACCGCCTCGTCATCACGCGCAGCTTTGCGCAGAGTGAGCGTTCCCCGAAGTTGATCCGTCCCACGGTCCACACACAGCCCTTGCATGATCGTTCCTCGCGCGTTATCAAGACCTCAAGAGGGTCTTTGTATTCGTATTGGCGTAATGGCTTGCTCACGCAAACAGTCCCGTTTGCTCGTGCTTTACTGCGGGTGGCGGCTCGAATAACGACACTTGGCGCTGTGCTTCCTCGATACGCTTGCAGGCGATGTCGAAGTATTTCGGTTCGCGCTCTATGCCAATAAACGAGCGGCCGAGGCGAGTTGCCGCGACACCTGTCGTTCCGGAACCCATAAACGGGTCAAGGATCGTCTCGGGCATACCGGCTTGCTCGATGCACCAGAGCATCAACGCGAGCGGCTTCTGCGTTGGATGGCCTACGCGCTCCGCGTTGGTTGCGCCGATGGATTGCGAGAACTGGCGGGCGTTCCTGTCTTGGTTCGTCCACGCCATTTCGAAGTGAGCCATCGAGGGCGGCGCATCGGGCTTAAACCATGAAAGCCATCCCCGCGTCGGCGGGAGAGCGTAGTAATTGCCGCCCCAAATGATTTGAATATCGCCAAGGGCTCGCAGCGCATCAAGGTCGGACGCGGTTGAGTCGTCCCATGCCTCTGACTTCTGCCCGGCCTTGCGCTGGCCTTTTGTTGGCTGCGCCGCGAATCCGATGCCGTAGGGTGGGTCGGTGATAACCGCATCAACGCGCGGAAGCAGAGGGAAAACCTCGCGGCAGTCGCCTAAGTACAGCGTCGCATCGCCGATGATTTCCTTTCTCACGACTCCTCCTTCTTCGGCTCGGGCTTGGGCGCCGGGATCGACCAGGCGCGCGACATGACACTGAAGAACATCCAATACGCTAGGGCGGGGCTCATTTCTGCTCCTGAAGTTCTCGAAGGATCAATTCGAGTCTTGCGAGGCAATTCCAGGCTGCATGTGCAGCGTGGAGCAGGCCGGTATCGAGATCGTTCGGCCCTTCGATGGCTTCCTTGAGGATGTGCCGCCCGAGAGCGTCGCCATACCGCGCCACGCCGTCAGGGACGCTTTCCCATCCGTTCCACGTGTATTTCCGTGCGCCGGCATCGGAGACGTCAGCAACAGCCGCCAGAGCGCGCGGAAAGTAGTGGATGGCGCCGCGGAGAACGGGAGACTTCCCCGCATCGAGCTTTGCGCCCGGTGTGCGGGGATCGCGGCCGGTAGGGTCCAGTTCGCTCACGCTGCCGCTTTCTCGTCGCACCACACGCGGACACCGCCATCCGCTAAACGCACGACGAACTTCTTGCCCGTGCGACGAGTGTGCGAATTGGCAGCGCGGCGGATCGACGCAACGCGTTCTTCCGCATCCGCAACAAGGAACGACTCGCCGGGCGTCATTTCGGCGAACGGATACAGCGCCGGCCGGCCGCGGCGCGACTCGGGAACAGGGATGTGTTTTTCAATTTTGAACATGGGTTTCCTCGTATCTGGCCGCTTCTGAGCACTGCCGGCTTTATGGGTTAAGATGCCTTTTTGGCATTCACTTACACTGCTGCTTTGGCATTTCTGCAACGACAATCACTTTCTGAAACTTTCTTCAGCCGTATCGGAGAAGCGAATCTATTACGGTACGTCATGCCGTAATAGTATCGCAACTAAGCCAAAAATGCACGGCATTTGTCAGTCCAGACCCCCGAATTTAGGGCGTTTCACGTCCGGTCGGGCGCCGAATGAGCGTTCGTTCGCGAGGTCTGCAAATCGTGTCTGTTCGCCGATAAATGCGAGTCCGACAACGCCCGTTTCACCCTGGCGCTGCTTCGTGCAGATCACCTCGCAAACGCCCTTGTCCATCGAATCCGGGTTGTATACCTCGTCGCGATAGAGGAACAGGATCGTGTCGGCGTCGGCTTCGATGTCGCCGGAATCCTTCAGGTCGGACGACAGCGGGCGCTTGTTCGGGCGTTCCTCGCACTTTCTCGATAGTTGGGAGAGCAGGACGATCGGGATGTCGAGCTCCTTCGCCAAGTTCTTCAGCCCCTTCGTGAGCGCACCGATCTGCAAGTCGCGCCGTTCCTCGTCGCCAGTTGCCATCAGCCCGAGGTAGTCAACGACGAGCATCGACAGCCCATGCTTGCGCTTGATCGCGCGCGCCTTGTTGCGTACTTCGAGCAGCGTCAGGTTCGGTTGATCGTCCAGATACAGGTGCAGCTCGTTGATCCGCTGGCCGGCGTGCGTGACGCGCTGCCATTGTTCGTTGTCGAGCTTCGCCGGGTCGCGCAGTTGTCCCATCGGGATACCGCCCATCGCCGACACTAAACGCTGCTGGAGCTGCACGTTCTTCATTTCCATCGACAGGAACAGCACCGGCGCCGACTGTGCGACGTTGGCTGAGATCGTCAGGGAGAACGCCGTCTTACCCATCGACGGGCGCGCGGCGACGATCACCAGATCGCCGCCATAGAAGCCGCCGCCAAGCTTGCGGTCGAGATCCGTCAGGCCAGTAGGAACCGGCTTGATCTTGCCGTCGATCTGGTGCTCAAGGTAGTTCAGGTATTCCTGCAGCGAGTCGGACGCGCGAACCGGCTCCGACTTCACGATCGCCTCGCCGAGCTTTTCGAGCTTCGTCGACGCGCGGTCAATCAGCACCGCGGCGCTATCCGGCGTCGTGCCGACCGAATCCTGAATCTCATGCGACAGGGCCAGCAGGCCACGCTTCTGCGCCCGGTCGCGCACGATCTCCGCATAGCGCGCGACGTTTGCCGAGCTCGGCGTGTTCTGCGCCAGGTCGTTCAGATACGCGAGCCCGCCAACATCGGCCGCCCGGCCCTTGGCTTGCAGGCGCTCGAAAACGGTCATCACGTCAGCGCCGACGCTGCTGGAAATCAGCGCGACGACTTCGAGGAAGATCGCCCGGTGATCGCCGCGAAAGAAGTGCTCCGCGCGCAGGGCGCCGATCCGGTCAATGGCGTCGTTGTCGATCAGCAGGGCGCCGATAACGGCTTGTTCAGATTCGACGGACGCGGGCACGGCCCGCTGAAGGTCATTCGCGCTCATGCTTGCTCCCCGGTTGCTTTCGCGATTGCGGCGCGCGTCTTCTCGATTGCGGGCTTCCAGCCATAATCCCGCGACTGAGCATTGCCCGACTCAACCATTTCGCGCTCGAGCAAGATCAGCGCTTCCAACAACTCAGGCGCGGCGGCGATCAGGCGGGCGTTGGCGGCGCTCTCATCGGTCCCCTCGATTGATTCGCAATAGTTGAGGATGAACTTCGGCAACGAAAAGTGGGTGTAATGTTTTCCATCTATCACATCGGTCCTGTTCTCTCCGAACTCCTTGACCGTTCGAAGCGACGCGTAGACCATCCCCGATTTGCCGTCCCATTC